GTGAATAAGACTATGATTAGGTCTTATAAATAATAGTATGGATATATTTGGATTTGAAATCACTCGTAAGAAAGACGAGTTAAGAGCTACCGAGGTCAAAACTGCAAAGAGTTTTGTGCCTCAGGTCGATGATGACGGAACACCAGTCATCTCGCAACAAGCAGGTTTTATATCGGGTGGGGCATATGGTGCCTATGTCGATATGGAAGGTGGTATCAAGAATGAGATTGAACTCATTCGAAGATACCGTGAAACTTCCTTAGTACCTGAATGTGACGCAGCTATTGAAGATATAGTGAATGAGTGTATCACATCGGATAGTGCCGATAGGATAGTAACACTCGACCTCAGAGACGTAAAGCTCTCTGATAGCATTAAGAAAAAAATGCAAGACGAGTTTTACGCAATCCTATCAATGATGAAGTTCAATCAGAACTCTCACGAAATATTCCGAAAATGGTACATCGATGGAAGAATTTACTTCCATAAGGTCGTTGATAGCAATCGAACCAAAGCAGGTTTGGTTGACATCAGGAATGTTGACCCTCTTAAAATTAAGAAGGTTAGAAACATAGAGACCAAAAAAGACAAGAAGTTAGGTGTAGACATTGTTAAGAAAGCGGAAGAATTCTACATTTTTAACGATAAAGGTTTCGAAAAGACTGGTACTAATGAAGGTACAACAGTCAAAATTGCACCTGAAGCGATTACATATACGACTTCAGGATTGTTAGATTATAACAAAAATGCAGTTGTTGGTTATCTGCACAAAGCATTGAAAACTGCGAACCAGTTATCAATGATGGAAGATGCACTAGTAATCTATAGATTGTCTAGAGCACCTGAAAGAAGGATATTCTACATTGACGTAGGTAACCTTCCAAAGGCAAAAGCAGAACAGTATCTTGCAGATGTTATGAACAAGTATAGAAATAAACTTGTATATAACGCAGATACTGGTGAAATCAAAGATGATAGAAAACATATGAGTATGTTGGAAGATTTTTGGTTACCAAGAAGAGAAGGTGGTAGAGGAACGGAAATTACAACCTTGCCAGGTGGACAAAACCTTGCAGAAATTGACGATGTAGAATACTTCAAGAAGAAGTTATATCAGTCATTAAATGTTCCAAGTTCTAGAATGGAAGCTGAGAACGGATTCAATATGGGTCGTTCTTCAGAGATTTCTAGAGACGAATTGAAGTTTAATAAGTTTACTAACAGACTTCAGAAGAAGTTTGCTAGATGTTTTACTGACCTTTTAAGAACTCAATTAGTTCTTAAAGAGATTGTTCGTGCAGAAGAGTTTGATAAAATAAAAGATTTTATACAATACGACTACACTGCAGACAATCACTTTACTGAACTAAAAGAACAAGAGATTATGAGAGAAAGGTTAGATGCATTAGGAAGTGCATCTGAGTATGTTGGTAAATACTTCAGTAATGAGTATGTAAGAAAGTATATCTTACGTCAAACTGAAGAAGATATTAAAGAAATTGATGCTCAAATAGCACAAGAAAAGGCTGACGGTGTTGGTCAAGATGACCAAGACGGTTTTTACAACAGTAATGAGTTTGGAGATAATTAATGAGTAAGATAGCGAGAGAAATAGTTGATACAATAGCAGATAAAGAACTTGCAAATGCAAAGGATTTAATCAATCAAGGTATCAAAGAAAAGGCTGCACAAGCAGTTGATTTCAAGAGAGTTGAAAGTCAAACTAACTGGATGGAAGTTCCTGCAGAGGATACTGAAGAGTAATGAAACAATTTACCGAGATAATGGTAGAACTAAATGAAGCGAAGTTTAAACTTCCTTCAGGACACAAAGAACTCGAAAGAGACAGTGTCAAAGTCGGTAGTAAAATGCACGACATAGTTTTTAGTCAGAAGTCAGGTAAAGTACACGCATTCGTAGATGGTCAAAGTATGGGAGACCCATATAGAGACCTAAAGACTGCAAAGAAAGAGTTTAAAGACATCAAACAGATAATGAAACAAATGGGTGAAGATTTTGATGTCTCAATAGAGGAAATAATAAATGAAATTAATAGCTGAATTTAACGAAACCATATCACCCGTTATTACGGAAGCTGCAAACGGTAAGAAAGAATACTTCATTGAAGGTGTATTCATGCAGTCCGACATTAAAAACAGAAACGGTAGAGTCTATCCAAAAGCAATTATGGAGAAGGAAGTTAACCGATATAAGAAGGAGTTCGTAGAGAAAGACCGTGCATTCGGTGAACTAGGACACCCTGAAGGCCCAACTATTAATTTAGATAAAGTATCTCACTTAATCCAGTCCCTTGAACTGGAAGGTAAAAACTATGTGGGTAAAGCAAAAGTTTTAAGTACTCCAAACGGAGAGATTGTTAAGGCTCTCATTAATGATGGTGCAAAACTCGGAGTATCTTCTAGAGGACTTGGTTCACTAGAACAAAAGGGTAACGCACAATATGTTAAGGACGATTTTCAACTTGCAACTGCAGGTGATATAGTCGCAGACCCTTCTGCACCTGAGGCATTTGTCGAAGGAATTATGGAAGGTGTTGAGTGGGTAATGGAAAATGGTATCTTAACAAGAATTCAAGTTGAGACTATGCAGAACGAAATGCGTAATGCTAAGAGAAATCAACTTGAAGAAACGAAGTTAAATCTATGGAAAAGGTTCGTTGAGAGTCTATAACATATAAATAAAATAAAGTAATACATAAAGTATTAAAACAGGAGAAAAAAATGGCAGAGTTAGAAAATAACCTAGAAACTACTGAAGAAGTAGTTGAGACTATTGAAGAGGGTCAACAACCTGATTCTAAGTCTGAAAAAGGTGACAAGAAACCAGTCAAACAAGGTTCATCCGATGCTGAATCAATAGAAGCAGGCAAAGCGGAAGTCGTCCCAGTTGAAACCAATCCTGTTGACAAAGCAGTTAAAGCAGTAAAAGACGCTGAGAAGAAAGTTCCTTCTAATGAAGGTGACCCTCAGAAGAAAGGTGCTGGTAAGGCTGAAAAGCAAGAGAAAATCAAAGAAGATGCAAAACCTTCAAAGATGGAATCAATTAAAGCTATAGTCAACGTAATGAAGGAAATGACAAAAGACGAACTCCAATCAGTATTGTCTACAATATCTGAATCAGAAGAGGACGATAGTTTGACTAAAGCAGAAGTTGCGAGAGCAGTTGTTGAGTCTTTGAAGACTATGGACGAAGACAAAGTTGGAGAAATCCTAGAGTCTTTATCTAAAGAGGAAGAAACTGAAGTTGTTTCAGAAGAATCAGAAGAAGATGCAGTTGCAGAAGAAGTTTCTGCAGATGTTGAATCCTCACTAGTTGAAATTGAAATAGATGACGACCTATCAGCGATTTCAGAAGCACTAGACCTATCTGAAGAGAATTCAGAAAAAGCTAAGACAATCTTTAAAGCTGCAGTTCAAAGTAAAGTTGCAGAAATTAAAGAAGAACTTGATGCAAAATATCAAGAAGAATTAAAAACCACAGTTGAGACTGTCAAAGACGACCTTTCGGAAGCAGTTGACAAGTACTTAACATATTGTGCAGAAGAGTGGACGAAAGAAAACGAACTCGCAATCGAACGTGGTTTGAGGTCAGAAATGACTGAGAACTTCATCGAAGGACTTAAAACATTGTTCGTAGAACACTACGTTGATGTCCCTGAAGATAAGTACGATGTTATTGACGAACTCGCAAATCGTCTTGAAGAGATGGAAGCAAAACTTGACGGTGAAGTGTCTAATAACATGGCAATCACTGAAGAGTTAGACGGTCTCAAAAGACAAAATGTTGTATCAGAAGCATCGAAAGATTTGACTGATACTCAAAAAGAGAAACTTTCTTCACTTGCTGAAGGAGTAGATTTCAAAGATACAGAAGACTTCGCTGAGAAGGTTTCTGAACTCAAAGAAGCATACTTCAAAGTAGACGGTGAGAAAGTAGAGGCGGAAACTAATATCCAAGAAGGTGCAAATGAATTCGAAGTTGAAGAAACTGAGAAAGTAGTAAGTGCTGAAATGGAGAAGTATTCGTCTGCAATAACCAAACTTAACCCATTGGGATAAGTTTTAATTTAAAGGAAAAAGAAAATGTTTTTATCAGAAAACTTACAAGAAAAGTGGCAACCGATTCTAGAACATTCCGATTTACCAAAAATCGAGGATAACTACAAGCGTGCTGTTACTGCAGTAATTCTTGAAAACCAAGAGAAAGCTCTACAAGAGCAGAACTTGCAAGAAGCTGCACCTTTAAATGCTACTGGAACAGGTATTTCTAACTGGGATCCTATATTAATCTCATTAGTTAGACGTGCTATGCCAAATCTCGTTGCATACGACATTTGTGGAGTTCAACCAATGACTGGCCCTACAGGATTAATCTTTGCTATGAAAGCAAGATATAATGATTATCCTTCAGGAACAAGATTAGCTAAAACCGAAGCTATGGGTATTGACGAAGTACATTCTGATTACTCAGGCGGAGCTAACCCAACAGCTGCAGGCCCACTTGCTGCTCAGAACCAAGACCCATTTAACGGGAACTATGCGACTGACACTGGTGAAGGTATGTCAACAGCTAGTGCAGAAGCACTAGGTGATGTTGAAGCTTCTAACGGTTTTGCTCAAATGGGTTTCTCAATCGAGAAAGCTACTGTTACTGCTAAGTCAAGAGCATTAAAAGCTGAGTACACACTCGAACTTGCACAAGACCTTAAAGCAATCCACGGTCTTGATGCAGAATCAGAATTAGCAAATATTCTAAGTTCTGAAATTCTTGCTGAAATCAACAGAGAAGTTGTAAGAAACGTTAACATACAAGCAAAAACTGGTGCAGCTGCAACAGCTTCTGCAGGTACATTTAACCTAGATGTTGACGCTAACGGACGTTGGTCAGTTGAGAAATTTAAAGGGTTGTTATTCCAAATCGAAAGAGAAAGCAACGCAATCGCTAAAGAAACAAGACGAGGAAAAGGTAACTTTATCCTTTGTTCTTCAGACGTAGCTTCTGCATTGTCAATGGCTGGTGTATTAGATTACGCTCCTGCTCTTTCTACTAACCTAAACGTTGATGACACTGGAAACACATTCGCAGGTGTTCTTAACGGAAGAGTTAAAGTATACATTGACCCATATGCTGGTGTTGATTACTTAACTGTAGGTTACAGAGGAACTAACCCTTATGATGCAGGTATGTTCTATTGCCCTTACGTTCCATTACAAATGGTTCGTGCAGTTGGTGAGAACACTTTCCAACCAAAAATCGGTTTCAAAACTAGATATGGTATGGTAAGTAACCCATTCGTAGGTGCTACACCTTCAGATGGTCTTGCATCTGCAGGTACTAACCAGTACTACAGAAAATTTGCAGTTTCTAACATTCTGTAAATCAAAAAAGTTTTAACTAACTTTATAAAACCCCTCACTTCGAGGGGTTTTTTTTGTCTCAGATAAGCGAAACCCCAAGTCCTTCTAGCTCTTCAGCAGGTAACTTGGGGTCTCTAGTTGACTCTCTTTAACTCACCTATCACTAATAAGTTTTTGTCTCCATTTTTCAGGCAGGGTAGTGAACCCCGAATTTGTCAACTTAAAAATCTCCTTCGGCGACTTGAACACAAGTGGTTCCTCTTTGTCTCCACATATCAACAACTTTGTTTCTATCGTCAAAGACAATGTCGATTTTTCCACCGAACTCTTCGAATTTATCTGCAAGGTCAGATTTGAATTCTTCATCGGGTCTAAAATCACCATCAGGTCTTAAAAACAAACCTTTATGACCGTCACCAATCCA